ATGGTATAGTTAGTAGTAACTGTCTGACCATTCTCCATAAAGATTTTATCAGAACCACCACCAACTGCTCCACCTCCAGATGCATCAGCCCATAACAAACCACCTGTTCCACCAGATTGTTTTGTTAGTACTTGTCCATTAGAACCAGCATTATCTATATAAAGATTATCTTCATCAACGGATTGAGAAGACATATGTTCTAAATCAACTGCACCAGCTGCTATATGTTCAGAGTTAATAACATCATCTTGTATATTATCACCATCTACGCAATCAGCTGCTAAGTGAGCGTGATCTACACTTCCATCTGTATAGTGTTCTGAGTCAATAGCATCATCTGCTATTTTAGCTCCAGTTACTGCATCAGCACCTAACTTAACTGTTGTAACTGCACCGTCAGCTATCTTAGCTGTTGCTACAGCACCACTTGCTATTTTAGCTGCACTTACTGTACCATCTCCTGGTGTAGGAATACTTACAGCTGAACCACATTGGATTATAAACGCAGTTGATCCACTAGGAGGTGCTGTTGCAAATCTAATAGTATCAGCATCTGTTAGGTAGAAACCTTCTCCAGATCCACTCCAAGAACCAGCATTTGGTTTTTGAATTACACCATTTAAACTTACTATAAGTTGGAATACACTAGTAACACTAGCTGCACTACCACTATTAGTACCTTCTTTTAAATCAAAACTTGTATCACTTCCATCCCATGTAGCTGCAGTAGTTGTACCAGCATCAACAGGTACTAAGAATTTAAAGTCTCCAGTTGATGTAACTTCACCCCAAGATGAGCCATCATAGACTTTCATCTTATTAGCAGTAGTATCAAATAAAAGGTCACCCTCATCATTACTTGATCCTGGTTCACTAGAAGCTATACGATACCTAGCATTAAAGTCATTGATATCATCAGATAACTGTTTAACATCAGATTCAGTTGCTAGTATCTTATGATAATTATAAGTATTACTTGAGCCAGTAGAACTGACTTGCATACCAACACCAGATGCTAAAGTCTCACTATAAAGACTAGAAGGAGCACCATTAATTGTTACTGTTGCTGGTGTACCATCTGTTGTTCTACCTGTTGTGGATACACCACTACCATTAAATACAACGCCTCCAGCATCTGCAATACTAATTACAACTCCAGCTGGTGGTTGACTAGCAGTAGCAGGAAAAGCTACTTCTGTGGCTATAACTTCCAAACCACCGATAGGTGCTAACTGTGCTGCTACATAATCGACAACAGCTCCAGATGTAGGAATGTGTGAGTCACTATCTGATATAGTTGTTTGCTCACAACCTATCTTAGCAATGGTTACTGAGTCAGCTGCTAGTTTATCTGTAGTTACATTAGCATCTGTTATCTTAGCTGTTGTTACAGCATTAGAAGCTAAATTAGAAGCTTCAATTGTAGTACCAGCTATTTTTGCACCTGTGACCTGAGAGGCAGCTATATGAGCTGTATCTATAGATCCGTCTACATAGTGTTCTGAGTCAATGGCATCATCAGCTATCTTTGCTCCTGTTATAGCATCTGCAGCTATTTCAGATGTAGCTATAGTACCACTTGAAGCAGAAGTTATCCTACCTTGAGCATCTACAGTTATATCTGTGGCAGTATAAGACCCTGCAGTAACAGCTGTATTTGCTAATTTAGCTGCTGTTACCTGATCATCAGCAATGTGAGCTGTATCAATAGAGCCATCAGCATAATGTTCTGAATCTATAGCATCGTCTGCAATCTTAGCACCAGTAATAGCATCTGCAGCTATCTTAGCTGTAGTTACATTTAAGTCAGCTATATGAGCTGTGTCTATACTACCATCTGTGTAATGCTCAGAGTCGATAGCATCGTCAGCTATCTTGGCTCCTGTTATTGCATCAGCTGCTATCTTAGCTGTAGTAACATTTAAGTCAGCTATGTGTGCTGTATCAATACTACCGTCTGTATAATGCTCAGAATCAATAGCGTCATCTGCTATCTTAGCACCTGTTATAGCATCTGCATTTATTTTAGCAGTTGTAATAGCACTATCAGCTATATCAGCTGTTGCTATAGTACCATCTGTTATCTTAGCACTGGTTATAACACCATCTTTTATATCAGCTGCTACTATAGTTTGGTTCTTCTCTTCTTGTATACCATAGAGAAGTTGTGTTTGGTTATTATTTAAGTCTCCTGCTTTAACGGATGAACCAGCTGCATAGGTAGCTTTAGCACTATCTACGTCTGTATCACGATAAATACGGATTGCGGATGGACTAGTTGGTATATTTCCAGAGGTGAATACTACATTACCACCACCTGTAGTAGTGTAGCTTGTTATATTATAATGAGTAGAAGTAGTTTTAATAACATTATCTACCTCTACTTTTATATCGGATTCCTGGTATGATGGAAACGAAAAAGCTTTAGTCGCATTCCCATCCCCAGTATAGTCTACGAAGGTTGTTGCCATAATTATTTAGGTATTGCGAGGATGTTCACAGTTTCTTGAGTCTTTCTCATTCTCCGTTTCTTCACGTCTAACTGTCTAGATCTGAGTTCTTGGATACGAGGATCAGACATGATTCTAGCCCAAGCAGTTTTACGTGCTTGCTGGAAGACCTGATCAATCTTCATATTATGATAGTAATCACTAGCTTCGAATTCACCACGTTTACCAGCATTTATATCATCATACATTCTTTGTAATGATGCCTGTGCTTTAGGGTCTCGTGCTATCTTCTCTAGTTTACGCTCTAGATTTGTATCACCTATAGCTTTCTGGAACATAGATCTTATACGTGGATTGTCTGATAAGTTATCACCCATAGGTGAGAAGTATGTAGACATACGAACATCATATCCACTATTAAATAAGAACTGTCTTCCTTCACTATAATCTAGATTTAATGAAATAGGACTGAACATATTAAATGCTCTAGTCATAAAGTCATAGTCTCTAATAGGTTTACCATTTAGTAAATCATACTTAGTAGGTAAATCATCACCAGGTAAATATTCAGATGTAAGGTTTCTGTTACGGATAGAATCTCCAACGCCAGAACCTAATTCTTTCATATGTGGATTGATCAGTTTACCTATCTCATTCCTTAGTCCAGCTAGAGGTATCTGGTTATTCATTATACCAGCAAGTATTCTATTCTGTTGTCCAGGCTTACCTGCGACAAGATCTACTAATTGTTGTAGTCCACCAAAATAAGATTTACTTGTAATACCTTGAGCAACGACAAGAGATATTTTCATTAGTTGGTTTTCAGTCCACTCTTCACCCATTAACATACTAGCATCACCAACATCAGCTACGATAGACATAATCTGGTTGAATGGTTCTATTGAATCATAACCTACCCAAATACCACCTACTTTAAACTGTCTTGGTCTATAGCCAGCATCTATCCATGCTTGTCTCTTTTGTCTATCAACAGGACCATTTCCTGTTATATTACCAGACATCCAAGCCCATGATACCATGCTAATTAAACTAGCACCCATACCTAAACGACCAGTCTGCAATGCCTTAGCATTAGCTAACTCTACAGCATTAGTAATACCGTATTGAGCAACTTCATCTAGATTATTAGGTGTAGCTCTAGCTATATCATTAAATTCTTTAACTAAGAAATTGAAACCAGGTGTATGTTTAGCACTTAAATTAAGGCCACTTACACCAGTACGTGCGAATAGGAAGAATGGTTTAGCCCATGGATTAGCAGCAAAGACATCGTTTAAGCCTTTAGCAAATCCAGTCATTTCAGTAGTTAAGGTAACTTCTTTACGAGCAAACTTAACTGCTTCATCTCTTACAACACCATCAGCATCCCAGATTTGATCATAGAAATCTTGTTCATAAGCTTGCATAAGTTCTCTATTGATTTCAGGAAGCCTTCCACCATTAGATTGAACTTCCATAACCTTACGCATAGCCTTTTCCCTTGATTTAGCTCTACCTAATATATACCCAAAGGCATCATCAGTAGCAGCCATCACTTTAGGAGACCATGTTAGGAAGCTATTGTTATTCCAATTCCTAGCCATATTAGCCATAGCAAACACAGCTCTATCACCAGCTGTAGCTCTACCACTCTCTTCAGCCCATCTTCTTAGTATTTCCCAGTTATCATCATCTCTTGTAAATTCAGTATAACGTGATTTAACAGTCGATATATCACCACTCCAGTAAGAGTTTAATCTTTCTTTAAATAAAGTAAATGATTCAGGAATAGCTTCCATCATAGCATTCATAGAAGCAAGACCAGCACGTATTGTAGCTGTATCTCCTTCAAATGGATACCTCATTGCAGCACCTAAAGTTGTAGCCATAGGTCTCATAAAGGTAGCTGATGCAGTACCCATCACAGCTCTAGCTGGTGTTTTAGGACCACTCAATATACTATTAGAGAACATATTACCTAACTGAGTTAGTAAAGCACCTGTTCGTTTAGGACCACCTTGATATAATGATCCTCCTCTTAACATAGCTTTAGCCCATTTATCCCAATCGTCTAGGTTTTGTACAGTCTTCATTCCTGACCAAACTTCAAATAAGGCATTTAATAACTTAGGATCAGCGTCGTCTCTGGCTATCTTTAAGATGGTCATCATCGCATCTTTAGTATCAGCCATTTCCTTTTCTAATGTCTGTTTTAAATACTGCCTTTTTTTACCAGCTCCAATCTGTCTGAAGTTATCTGATTTAATAATCCTAGCTTTACGGACTTCATTTAAGGCTACTAGCATAGTGTCTACGATCTGTGCAGCGGGTCCATCAATGTCCCCTAGATCAACCATGTTAGCTAATTCTCTACCTGCTATACCTCTATCTCTAATCTCATGTAATAATGAACCTACTACTAGATCCATTGCTACTATATTCTTACTTGTTAATGTTTCTATACTATCTATAAGTTCACCATCTGCGTTAGTTATTGAATAACTATCTTTATGTCTAAGTAATTCTTCAAGATATTCTTCAGGTAGCATTTCTGATGCTTCTCTACCTTGTGTTATACGTTGGTGAGCCATGATAACATCACCGTAAGCTTCAGCTACAGTTTGTCTACCAGCATCTAGATCTTCTTTAATTCTTCTAAATCTATCAGAACTAACTAGTTTTCTTAAATATGTTTCTGCTAAAGTGTTATCTATAACCGCAGTTCTAGCTGCATTCTCTATTTGAACAGGAGTTAATGAACTAGGTACAGAGCCTTCTTCAGCTCCCCATTCATTCCTCGTTCTAGCCATAGTTTCTAATGGATCATCTACTTCAGATATTCTAGCACCTTGAGTAGGTTCAGCTGTAGGTCTGTTTTTAGCAGCTCTCCATGCCTCATCATTAGTTTCAACTGCGTCTCTTACTTCAGATAATGCTTTCTCTGTATCTTGTTTTGATATATTACCATTTCGTTTTTCAATTTGACTAACTACTTTACGAGAGCCTTTGCCCATTAAATAAAGCATTCCATCAAATGCAACGCCAATACCCATACCTTCTAGTATGTTCTTGGCTTTCATCACTACAGGGTGATCAGTATCTTTAGTTGTTAATGGAGTATCAAATTGTGGGAATCTTTTGTTTAGAGCTCCAAGTGCGTTATGTCCGTCAGACTCCTTAGAAATCAGATCGGACGCTCCACCTACTAGAGCAGCCTTACCTACTTGTGTAGCAGCCATACCAGTAAGTTGTAAACCAGTTCTAGCTAAGAAGTATTTACCTGCAGGTATGATAGCAGCAGCCATCGTACCAAAGTGTACAGTACCTCTAAGTAGTTTACCCCACCATGTTTTTGTTTCTATTGGATCATCATGATCTACAAATGGGTCCCATTCTGGTCTATAAAAACCTTTCTCTTTACGTTCTCTAGCTATCTCTCCACTGAGAGCATCTATAGTACGTTCAGGAAAAGTAGTTAAAGAAGAGGCGGTATCTTGGATACCACCTGATAGAATTGATTGACCTTCTTTTGCAAATGCTGCGACACCCCATTTTTCTTTCTCTCTAGGATCAGCGAGTTCAGCCGTAGCCTTCTCTTCAGTAGCTGCTTCTTGTTGTACAGCTTCCTCCCTAGCCTGATTTTGTTCATCTAATCTCTGTAAAAATTCACCTGTTGCATTTGCAGCAGCATCAATTTCATCAGAAGTATATAGATTTTCGGGATCTATTGGCATTTTAATTTACTTGTTCTGGTTCTGATAACAGCAGTCCTACTAAATATTTAGCAGACTCTGCTGATAACGTATCTAACTGTAACCAACGAGGTAAGTCTTGTTCTATTATCTCATTGAATCTGTCTTGATCTTCTGGTGGTAAATTAACTAATCTATTATAATCATAGAGTGTTGTAAATCTTTGATTACGTTGAGCAGTTGATCTTAGTTTATGTAAGAAGAATGCTTTCTGAGTATCTTCAGTCCAAGTTGCATTAAGATTAGTACCATTATCAGCTAGTATTTGCATATATTCCCTTGGGTCTAAATTGTAAATACCAACATTAGTCCAACCTTCTTGAATAAGACTTAAAATATCAGCGTGAGTTATTTGATCTATAGGTAATCCTACAACATCTTCTATATTATGATACTCTCCTTGTGAATCTCTAATAGCTGTATAACCACCATTAGCATCAGCTATAGGTGAGACAGCTGCTTCTAACATCCAGTCTATATCATCATTCTCTAATGCTACTCTATATGTATGAGAAGCTCTAGGTTTAATTAATAGCTTTTGATGTCTTGGATTTAGATTCTTTTCTTCTGGTATTTCTATTTGACCTTCTTTAATACGACCTGTTTGCTGTAGTCTATTAAGCATTAAACGTTCTGGATGAATACCTATTTGTCTAGATATACTACGGTAATAAGCAGGTATATCTACCTGTCTACCTTTACGACTTAACTCAAAGTATCTACCAGCTTCTTTAAGATGTGGTTCTTCACCAACCCATGGATCTGGACTATTGACAAGGTTTCTATCCTTACCTATAGCTCTGACCATATTATTTATTTCAGTAGCTGGTCCTGGGTTAAATTCAGATTCAGCTCTAGTATCCCATTGATAGACACCAGGACTTACTTCTTTATATAATCCATCTCTAACAGCTTTCATTGCTTCTTTATGAGCATCTGCATCTGAACCACCATTCTCTCTAACACCTCTATATACAGCATCATATTC